ATGGGTGGAACTGGTTATGTCGTCCGAACTGCTGCTAACACTTATGCCCAAAGAACTTTCTCGGTTACCGCATCGTCAGGAATTACTCTTACTAATGCTGATGGTGTTTCTGGTAATACTACAATTAACGTTGCTAGTGCGAGTACTAACTCTGCTAACAACCTCGTCCTAAGAGACGGATCTGGCAACTTTGCTGCTGGTACAATCACTGCTGCATTAACTGGTAATGTAACTGGAACAGTTTCTAGTATTGCAAACCATGATACTGATGCACTATCTGAAGGATCAACAAATCTATACTTTACTAATGAAAGAGTTGACGATAGAGTCAATGCTTTAATCGTTGCAGGAACTGGTATTACTAAAGTTTATGATGATACTGCAGGTACATATACATTAACAGTTACACAGGCAGACGTTAATACTGACACAATAACTGAAGGATCAACTAATCTCTTTACTACTGCTGCAAGAACTAGAACTCACTTTACATACGGAACTGGTATTACTCATAGTTCTGGAACTCTATCAGTAACACAAGCAGATATCAATACAGACAATGTAACTGAAGGATCAAGCAACCTGTTCACCACTGCTGCTCGATCAAGGACACACTTTACTTACGGAACAGGTATCGCGTTGTCTGGTGGTGGTGAACTAACTGTTACTCAATCAGACATTAGTACTGATAATGTAACTGAAGGATCAACAAATCTATTCACAACTGCTGCTAGAACAAGAAGTCACTTCACATATGGAACTGGTATTACCCATGATGGATCAGGTGCTCTTTCTGTAACACAGGCAGATATCAATACTGATAATGTAACTGAAGGATCTACAAATGTATTCTTCACTAACACTCGTGCAGATGCAAGAGTTGCTGCTGCTACTGGTGCAAACTTAGATCTATCCAGTAAGTCTACAACTAACCTTTCTGAAGGAACTAATCAATACTATACAGAGGCAAGAGTTCAAGCAAAACTTGACAATGCGTTCTCACAACTTAGTGCAATGTTAAATAATCTTGCTACTACAACTACGTTAACTCTTAACTTATCAGGTGATCCCACACCTGGTGCTGTTGTAGCAACGACTGTTTCTAACGGTGGTGGTGGAGGATTCTCTGGTGCTACTGCGGTTGCAACCTCTGGTGGAACTGGATCTGGATTGACTGTTAATACTACAGTTGATTCTGATGGAAACATTACTGCTGCTGCAGTCAACGCAGGCGGTTCTGATTATCTAATCTCAGATACAGTTACAATTACAAACGCAAATGCAGGTAAAGCACTAACACTTAACTTAGCATCTATTGTTGGTGGAACTGGGTATGTTAGTGGAACTGGAATTGCAGTTACTGGAGGAGATGGATCTGGAATGACTGCTGATATTACAGCATCTTCTGGTGTTCTTACAAACATTGTTATCAACGCTGGTGGAACTGGATTCAGTGTTGGAAACACAGTAACTATTGTAAATGCAAACGCAACTAATGTTAAGACTTTAGGATCTATCGCGACTGCAGGTACTGGATACTCAGCATTGACAGGAGTTGCCACTTCTTCAAGTGGATCTGGAACTGGTGCAACCGTTGACCTTACTGTTGATGGAAGTGGTGCAGTTACAGCTGTTGCTCTTAACGCTGCAGGATCTGGATATGCTGCTGATGAAGTTCTAACTATCACAAATGCAAACGCATCTGGTGTTAAAACTTTTGGTGCTATCAGTGCTGCTGGTACTGGATATACTGAGGGAACTACAACTGGAGTTGCTACATCCTCTAGTGGATCTGGAACTGGATTAACAGTTGATGTTACTGCTAACGCATCTGGTAATGTAACTGGAGTCACTATTAATAATGATGGATCTGGATATGCAGCATCCGAAGTTATCACTATCTCAGGTGGTGGTGGAGATGCAACAATTCCAGTTTCTGAAATTCATGGAAACGGTGCTTCCATACCTGTTTCTGCGATTCATGGTAATGGTGCAACAGTTGATATTGCTACCGTTGCAACTAATGCAACTCTTGCTCTAAGTGACATTACCACCATGGAGGTGGGAGCGACCCTCACAGGAGCAACCAGTGGCACTACAGGGGTCATTACTGCTCTAGGCACTAATGCTATCACTGTTGATAATGTTGATGGATTCTTCAAGTCTGGAGAAGTCGTCGCTGCTAATGATGTTTCTGCCTTGACTATCACTTCATTCAGTTAATAAAAAATGTCTGCAACTAAACCAGCTTCTAAAACAGAACTAAAAGACTATGCCCTTCGTAGATTAGGATATCCTACGATAGACATTAACGTTGCTACAGAACAATTAGATGATCTAATTGAAGAAGCAATCGATTACTACCAAGAATACCATTACAATGGTAGTTACAAAACCTTTATGAGAATTGAGGTTACTGAGGCAATTAAAACTGCTGCACAAGAATTTTCTCAAGAGGGTTCTACTGCATGGTATGAAATGGATAATTATGTTTCATTACCACCAGGCACTTTAGGTGTTAATCATGTATATTCAATGATTGGTGCATCTAGTATAGTACCAGGAAATATATTTAATATTAAGTATCAGATATTTTTGAATGATATCTATGCAATGACGCATGGACATATTCTACATTACTTTATGACTTCGCAATATCTTGAGACATTAGATTGGGTTACTAATTCTCAAATGAATCGTAGAGTAAGATTTAATGAACATCAAGGTAGATTGTATCTTGATATGGATTGGGGAGATTTAAAAGCTGGTGATTTCTTATTAGTTGAAATGTCTTTCAGACAAGATCCAACTACATATACCAGTATGTTTAATGATAACTGGTTGAAAGATTATGTTGAAGCATTATTCATGCAACAGTGGGGAAGAAACCTAAGTAAATATGATGGCATTCAAATGTTAGGTGGTGTTACACTTAATGGTCGTCAAATTTTAGAAGATGCTTCTAAATTTAAAACAGATTTAGAGGAGACTCTTCGTTCAACTTATGAACTTCCACCTTTAGACTTAGTAGGTTAATTACTAATGGCAATCTCCAATACACCAGCACAAGATTACGTCCAAAGTGATTATTCTAATAGTGCGAGACTTAATATTAATGGGTCTCCACAAGAACAAAAGTTCATTGAAAATCTTATTGTAGAAACTATTGAAATTTATGGGCAAGATATTTACTATGTTCCGAGAACGATTGTCAACAGGGATACAGTCCTTGGAGAAGACGCGGATTCGCAATTTGACAGTGCAAAAGCAATTCGAGCATATGTCAATAATGTTGAAGGATGGGAAGGACAAGGTGAGTTACTTAGCAAATTTGGAGTACGTATCGAAGACAAGACAACTTTTGTTTTCTCCCGTGAAAAATTTAAAGAAAAGGTTGATGACTCTACAGTCCTTAATGTCGAAGGAAGACCCAACGAAGGGGATTTAATTTGGTTTCCAATAACAAAACATTTGTTTGAAATTAAATTTGTAGAAGCAGAGAAACCATTTTATCAATTAGGAAAAGGTTATGTTTGGGAATGTCAGTGTGAACTCTTTGAATACAGCGACGAAGATCTCGACACAGGAATCGCAGAAATCGATGCAATCGAAACTGCCTTTGCTAATGCTATTACAGTTAACTTTGCTACTGGAGGGACTGGTGATTTCACAGTTGGTGAGATTGTTGCTGGAGGAACATCTAATGTAACTGCAGAAGTTAAGGCATGGGATTCTAGTACAAGACAGTTACAAGTCTTTAATAGAAGCGGTATCTTTACTATTCCTGAGACTGTCACAGGACAGACCTCAGGTGCTGCATGGACTTCTGCATCATACAATACACTAAATAATGTTAACACTGCGGATTCTATTGATCAAAATTACGATTTTGAAACACTAGATAATGATATTATAGACTTCACAGAAACAAATCCATTTGGATCATTTGGTTCATCTACTGACACTACGGTTTAATTATGCTAGGCACTTATTCATATCACGAGATCTTTAGAAGATCAGTTGTTGCGTTTGGAACTTTATTCAACAATATAGAATTACGTCGTAGTGACGAGGTAATGAAAGTTCCTCTAGCTTATGGACCTAAAGCAAAGTTCTTAGCACGTCTTGATCAAGTTCCCGATCCAACTAATAAACGAGTTCAAATTACTTTACCAAGAATTTCTTTTGAAATTAATGGTCTTGAATATGATTCTACTAGAAAGGTATCACCAACACAAAAGGTAAGAATCGCTTCTACTTCAGAAAAGAATAAGAACATGTTTATGCCTGTTCCATATAACCTATCATTTGAGATGGGTATTATATCAAAGAATCAGGAAGATGCATTACAGATTGTAGAACAGATATTACCATTTTTTCAACCTCATTATAACCTATCAATTAAGTTAGTTCCTACTATGAATGAAACTAGGGACGTTCCTATTGTATTAACTAATGTAGAATACGAAGATATTTACGAAGGAGAATTTGCAGTAAGAAGAGCGATTACTTATACTCTTCAGTTTACAATGAAGACATACTTATACGGTCCTGTTACAGAGTCCAAGGTTATCAAGAAGACAATTACAGACATGTATACAGATGTCAATACTACATCTGCACCAAGAGAAGTTCGTTATACTATTCAACCAAACCCAATCTCAGCAGATGCTGATGATGACTTTGGATTTGGTATAGTGGATTCTGACTTTACAGATAATAAGAAACGTAATCCTACAAGTGGTGCTGACGAAGCAATAACATGATTTTATTTTCTTTTATTATTTCTTTGTTTGCAAATCACTTACCAGTGATGTATGTTCAAGTGCCTCAGTGGGCAGATGATTGGGCAGTGTGTGCAGTAGATGTACCTGATGCAAA